AAAAAGAAACCTTTGTAGAAACCTACAGAGGTGTGAAGCATACCGAAACCAAAGAGGTATGCAAATGAAACTGAATGTCCTGCAGATCATTAAAGATCAAAAGCAAAAACAGAATAGACTACATAAAGCACAAATTGCACAACTCGTTGGAGCAAAGAAATGCTAGAGGTAGCAGAAATAACTTTGGCATCAATGGCATTTATGCTATTGATAGTTGCTGAAGTTCACTTACTTAAATGACTAGAGAGGGTTGACACCCTCTCTTTTTTTATGTAAAATAATAAAGGTATAGGATTTCCAATGGACAAAGAGAAACTTAAACTGATTATTAGAAATCTAGAATCTCTGGTAGAATGCCTTAAGTCAGAAGTTTATTCTGATGTAGATGCTTATAAGTATGAAGAACTAGGTCCAGCAATCACTGACTATGATGAAATCTTTTATGACGACGACGGATACCCAGACTGATGTATGAAGATTTAGATTCCTTCGAAAGGGCATTGCAACACTTTGGTACTCGCACCGATGTTATTATTGCAATGGAAATGGGAGATAAGATTGATGGAGAGACTGCCTATCAACTTATCAAAGCAGAGTTGAAAGAACTCAAAAAGAAACGTAAAACTTATAAGAAAGACAATGAGTGAGCAAGTAAAACTAATTTCTGTGACCCCTGATGCTGAGAAGGTAATGGGGTACGTAGCGAGGGTCAGCAACCCCTCTAACCAGGAGAATCCCAACGTTGCGGGTCTTCTTAAGTATTGTGTGAAACACCAGCACTGGAGCGTCTTTGAGCAGGCATTCATGACGCTTGAGATCGAGACCACCAGGGGCATTGCGGCTCAGATTCTGAGGCACCGTTCTTTCACATATCAAGAGTTCTCACAACGTTATGCTGATAGTTCTCTTCTGGGAGATAGTATTCCTCTCTTTGACTTGCGTCGCCAGGATACAAAGAACCGTCAGAACTCTATTGATGATATTGATGATTCTGTAAAGCAAGAGTTTGATAGTAAGATTCGTAAACACTTTGATGACTCGATGGTTCTCTATCAGTCAATGCTTGATATGGGAATTGCAAAAGAATGTGCAAGGTTTGTATTGCCTTTGGCAACTCCAACACGAATTTATATGAGTGGATCATGCCGTTCTTGGATTCATTATATCTCTTTGCGTTCTGGTCACGGAACTCAGAAAGAGCATATGGATATTGCCGATGCTTGTAAGAAGATCTTTATGGAGCAGTTCCCAACTGTTTCAGAAGCACTTGAATGGAACTAAATATAATATCTTGAATTTATAACAATGGCAACATACCCAGTAGTTCACAAAGAAACTGGTGAACAGAAAGAAGTTACTATGAGCGTTAATGATTGGGATCAATGGAAAGAAGACAATCCTGATTGGATTCGGGATTGGTCTGATCCATCTACTTGTCCCCAACCAGGAGAGGTTGGAGAATGGAAGGATAGACTAATCAAGAAAAACCCAGGTTGGAATGACGTATTAGAAAAAGCATCAAAGGCCCCAGGATCAAGAGTAAAGAAAATCTGAATTCTATGACAAAAAAGAGAACGGCTAATCCAGTACCATTTGGAACAAGTAATCGAGTTATGAAAAGGAAGAAACCAATCAATCTTGACTACATGAAAAAGATTGAACCATTGACAGAAAATCAGGAAACATTATTTGCTAGATATGGTTTAGATCAAAACTTGGTTGCTTATGGTTGTGCTGGAACGGGTAAAACTTTTATTACTCTCTACAATGCTTTAAGAGATGTTTTAAATGAAAAGACACCTTATGAGAAAATTTATATCGTAAGGTCTCTTGTAGCAACTAGAGAGATTGGTTTTCTACCAGGAGACCATGAGGATAAGTCTTCTCTTTACCAAATTCCATACAAGAACATGGTAAAGTATATGTTTGAAATGCCAGATGATGCTTCTTTTGAAATGTTGTATGGAAACCTTAAGACTCAAGGAACCATCAGTTTCTGGAGCACCTCATTTATTAGAGGAACAACTCTAGACAATTCTATTATTATTGTTGATGAATTTCAAAACTTAAATGGTCATGAGTTAGATTCTATCATCACCCGTGTTGGTGAAAACTCAAAGATTATGTTCTGTGGAGACGCAACACAGTCGGACTTGATCAAAACAAATGAAAAGAATGGCATTATTGACTTCATGAAAGTCTTGCGTATTATGCCCTCTTTTGATATTATTGAATTTGGTATTGAAGATGTCTGCCGAAGCGGACTTGTTAAAGAGTATCTAACAGCAAAACATCAACTAGGAATGTAATTTAATGATCTTTAATCATGTAGACGTAGACCTCCCTAGTCTTAAAAGGGAGGTCATTGATGGTGTGAGATATTATAAAATTGAAGATATCGAAGATCCATTCAAAGCAGTCTCAATTACTTCGGTCATTAGTCACTATAACAAAGAAATTTTTGAGAAGTGGAGAAAAAGAGTTGGAGAAGAAGAAGCAAATAAAGTTACCAAGCAAGCAACAAGTAGGGGAACTGATGCACACACTTTAATTGAAAACTATCTTTATAATAGAGAACTTCCTCCAGTTCAACCAATCTCAGAATATTTGTTTAAAATTGCTAAGCCTGAACTTAACCGCATAAATAATATTTACGCCCTAGAAGGTTCTCTTTATAGTAAGTTCTTGGGTGTTGCGGGAACAGTTGATTGTATTGCAGAGTTTGATAATGAACTTGCGATCATCGACTTTAAGACTTCAAAAAAACCAAAGCCAAGAGATTGGATCGAACACTATTTTGTACAGTGTTGTGCTTATGCGTGTATGCTACATGAGATTACTGGAATCTCTGTAAAGAAATTTGTCATCATTATGACTTGCACTAATGGTGAAGTTGTTGTCTATGAGGAACGAGATAAAGAAAAGTATATCCGTCTCTTAACCCAATACATAAAAAAATTTGTAAAAGACAAGATGGACAACTATGCCACCTAAAAACCAGATAGAAGAAGAGTTTACTAAAAAATTTATGTGTGCTGAAAAATTTGCGAGAGACGTTGAAGAGATCGTCAAAAATGATAATGACCTTGATTATATTGGAGCAATAGTTTTCTATTGCGAAAAGAATAATATTGAATTGGAATCAGTACCTAAATTGATTTCAAAACCACTGAAAGAAAAGATTCGTTGGAACGCAATGGAACTTAATTTTCTAAAGAAAACATCTAAAGCTAAACTGCCTGTTTGATTTTACTTTTATACTATGACAGCATTTGAGGTTTACAACTCTTATCTTGGAATCAAGAATCATTTTACAAAAGACAACTATGACTTTTATAAGTATCGAGGTAAAACAAAATCCTCATTGAAAACATTTTATGGTAGGAAAGATAGATTTTGGTTTGAGAAAATTTCGAGGCAGAAAAAAGACGATGAGATTGTAAACTTCTTTGTTGCCAATTTTGCATCTTCTGACGATCCGCAAAGACTGTGGATTGGAGAAATAATTAAAAATGGCAATGAAAGATACGTTGACTGGAATAAAAAAATACAGTCTCTTTCTTATTTCTTTAAGACTGAGATTGAAAACTCCTTTTCTGATCAGAATTTTGATGAAATGTTTTCTTTAAATGGAAGCAGGCATCCAAAAATACTAAAGTTATTTTTATCAGGTAAAATATCTTTAGAGACTTTAGTAATATTAAATGTAATATTGAACTTTGGAAAGAAGTTTGATTCTAATTTAATTGATCCTGTGTGGGAGTTAACCTCATTTAGAATAAAGAAATATTCACCATTTCTAAATATTGATGTATCTAAATTCAAAGATATATTAAAGTTAGTCGTGGTAAATCAATGAGTTTTTTTGAATCAGATATCGTAATAAACGATTTAAATGAAATTGAAGATCTTCAAAAACAAGCATATCAAAATGCTTATAAGTTTTCGTTCATGGATAGAGACGAAAAACTTGAGCATATAGATCTTCTAATGTCTCTAATAGAGAAGCAGAAACTTCTTTATGTTAGACTGAGTTTGTCTGAAGATCCAGAAGCAAAGCATCTTCAAAAAAGAATTGAAGACTCTGTTATTATGATGGGTATGTCAGAAGATGGTTCTGATATTTACGCTGCTTTTGATGCCATGACAGCAACCGTGGAATCTTTAAAAGAGGACATGGACCGGGCTTGACATCCCTTTTTACTTCCTGTAAAATAAAGTCGTCCCAAAGGCCAAATCAAATTTAAAAAGAGGTAATCTAATGTCTTTCGCAAATCTTAAAAAGCAATCTTCTCTCGGTTCTCTCACTGCAAAGTTGGTTAAAGAAGTAGAAAAATCAAACACCAACAGCAGTTCTGATGATCGTTTCTGGAAACCTGAGATGGATAAGACCGGAAATGGGTTTGCAATTGTTCGCTTCCTTCCAGCAGTAGAAGGTGAAGAACTCCCTTGGGTAAAGATGTATTCTCATGCCTTCCAAGGTCCTGGTGGTTGGTATATTGAGAACTCTCTGACCACTATCGGTCAGAAAGATCCTGTTTCTGAGCACAACCGTGAACTCTGGAACAGTGGTAATGAAAAAGATAAGGAGACTGTTCGTAAGCAGAAGCGTAAACTCTCCTATTATTCTAACATTTATGTTGTAAAGGATCCTGCAAATCCTCAAAACGAAGGTAAAGTTTTCCTGTTTAAGTATGGTAAGAAGATCTTTGATAAGATCATGGAAGCAATGCAACCTGAGTTTGAAGATGAAACTCCAATCAATCCTTTCGACTTTTGGCAAGGTGCTAATTTCAAGATCAAAATCGTCAAGAAGGATGGTTACTGGAACTATGATAAGTCAGAGTTCGACCG